CGATTATTCTTGTTATGACCCGTTGGGGTAAGAAGGATTTGACGGGCCGTTTGATCCAAGCGCAGAGCGGGGATGTCATGGCGGACAAGTGGGAGGTTGTGGAGTTTCCTGCAATCATGCCTTCGGACAAACCGCTGTGGCCTGAGTTTTGGGAGAAAGACGCTCTTCTATCGATCAAAGCCTCACTGCCTGTAGGTAAGTGGAATGCTCAGTGGCAGCAGACGCCCACGGCATCAGAGAGTGCGATCATCAAACGGGAGTGGTGGAACGACTGGGAAGAGGAGAAGATTCCGCCCGTCAAGTATATACTGCAAGCATATGACACGGCGTTTTCTAAAAAGGAAACGGCGGACTATTCGGCTATCACAACGTGGGGCATCTTCGAGCCAGAGGAAGGTGGGCCTGACAATATTATCTTGATGGACGCTCGACGAGGGCGTTGGAACTTTCCTGAACTCAAGGAGATAGCCTATGAAGAACACGAATACTGGGAGCCAGACATGGTGTTGGTCGAAGCGAAAGCGACGGGTACACCACTCATTGACGAGTTGCGGCTGCGCGGTATTCCTTCATTGGTCTTTTCACCTGGCAAAGGGAAAGATAAAATAACGAGGATGCACATGGTTGCACCGCTATTTGAGGCGGGAACGGTATGGGCACCGATGGATAAGAAATTTGCGGATGAGGTGATCGAAGAGGTCGTTTCATTTCCTAATGGTGACTATGACGATTTTTGTGATAGTATGACTTTAGCATTGATGCGTTTTCGACAAGGAGGTTTTATTTCTTTAGAGAACGAGGACGTTGGGGATGATTTTGTCCCTACTAAACGGGAGTATTACTAATGGCTATGCCACCACGCCCAATGGGCACGTTAGTTGACGGGGGACAGATGCAAGGCGGGGCAGATGAAAATCTACCCTCTGTTGATGTATCTGTGCCACAAGTAGAAGACTTTGCGGGGGGCGCGGAAGTTATCCCTCAAGAGGACGGCACGGCTGTAGTACAGGCTCTGGCGGACATGATCCAACAAGCAGAAGCGGACGCTCCGATGGAGCACAACGCAAACTTGGCGGAGTTTTTGGACGAAGGGTATCTTGGAGAGTTGTCGAGCGAACTACGGGCGGCATACGAGGAAGACCAAGAATCCAGATCCGAGTGGGAAGAAGCGTACACCAAGGGACTAGACCAGCTTGGCATCAAGCACGAGGAGCGTACAGAGCCGTTTCAGGGTGCCAGTGGGGTGACACACCCGTTGATTGCTGAGAGCGTCACACAGTTCCAAGCGCAAGCGTACAAGGAACTACTGCCAGCAGGTGGTCCCGTACAGACACAAATCCTTGGCATGCAGGATCAAGAGCGTGAGGCGCAAGCCCAGCGCGTAAAAGATTTCATGAACTACCAGATTATGGAGGTCATGGAAGAGTTCGATCCAGACATGGATCAGTTGTTGTTTTACTTACCGCTATCGGGTTCTACCTTTAAGAAGGTTTACTACGACGAAGCCAAACAGCGGCCTGTATCTAAGTTTGTTCCCGCTCAAGACTTGGTTGTTCCATATCACGCAAGTGATTTGCAGACAGCGCCTCGGGTGACGCATGTTCTGCGGATGGACTTCAATCAGGTTCGTAAGATGCAGGTCGCTGGTTTTTACCGCGACGTGGAACTGCTTACGAGTGATCATGGACCAGACGAGGTTCGTGAGAAGGTTGACCAGATACAAGGCACCAGCAAGACGTATGCGGACGATGTATATACGATCTTGGAAATGCATGTGGACTTGGACCTCGAGGGTTTTGAGGACATGTCTCCCGACGGGGAGCCAACAGGCATTCAGTTACCGTACATTGTGACGATTGACGAGGCATCAGGTGAGGTTCTGGGTATCCGTCGGAACTTCGAAGAGGGTGGTGAACTAGCCAAGAAGCAGCAATACTTTGTGCATTACAGGTTTATGCCTGGTCTTGGTTTTTATGGTTTCGGTTTGATCCACATGATTGGTGGATTGGGCCGTGCCGCAACCAGTATTTTACGTCAGTTGATCGATGCGGGTACGTTGGCGAACTTGCCAGCAGGTTTCAAGGCGCGTGGCGTTCGAGTACGGAATGACGACGAGCCGTTGCAGCCAGGTGAGTGGAGAGATATCGACGCTCCTGGTGGTAACATCAGAGACTCAATCATACCGCTGCCATACAAAGAACCGTCAGGTACGCTTGCACAACTGCTTGGTGCACTGATCGAGGGTGGTAGACGCTTTGTGTCATTGGCTGACCAGCAGGTTAGCAACATGAACCAAGAGACGCCTGTGGGTACAACCATGGCGATGTTGGAACGTGGCATGAAGGTTATGTCTGCTATCCACAAGCGGCTGCACTACGCACAGAAAACAGAGTTTCGTATTCTAGCTCGGATCATTGCTGAGAACCTACCGCCTGAGTATCCATATCAGGTTGCGGGTGCGGAGCAGACGATCAAGGCTACAGACTTCGATGAGCGCGTTGACATCATTCCAGTCAGCGATCCAAACATATTCTCCATGGCACAAAGGGTGACATTAGCGCAAACGCAGTTGCAGTTAGCACAGTCAAACCCCCAGATGCACAACCTGCATGCGGCGTATCGTCGAATGTATCAGGCCCTTGAGGTCCAGAACATCGATGAGATTCTCCCACCGCCGCCACAGCCACAGCCTATGGACCCTGCCTTGGAGAATGCCAGAGGCTTGATGGGTCAGTTGTTACAGGCGTTTCCTGATCAGGACCACGATGCACACATCAAGATCCACGTTATGTTCATGAAAACGCCGTTGGTTATGACATCACCGCAGGTCATGGGTACATTCTATTCACACTTGCAAGAGCACATTGCTATGAAGGCACGTCAGTTGGTTATGGCTGAAATTCAAGGATTGATTAGTCAAGTGCAGCTAAACGCTCAGATGGGCGCGGTAGATCCGCAAGCAGCGCAGCAGAAGATCATGGAAGTGCAGCAAGAGATGCAGAACCCAGCCGAGGTAGAAAAACTAGTGGCCTTGCAGGAAATGCAGATCATGCAGGAGACATTGGCAGAGATCACGCCACAAGGGCAGGATCCAATGTCAGACCCATTGGTGCAGATCCGTATGCAGGAGCTTGCGCTCAAGCAACAATCAGAGCAGCGTAAGGCTCAGATGGACGAAGCAGAAATCATGATAGATGCGGCAAAAATGCAACAGCAAGCGGCAACAGACGCAGCGCGTATTGAGAGCCAAGAAGAAATCGCTGGAAACAGAAACGACGTAAATCGTGAACGTATTGAAGTGCAGCGTCAAGCTATGCAGAGAAGGGGGTAGTATGCCGCTTAAAAAGGGGTCCTCCCAAGACACAATTGGCTCCAACATTGGTAAGCTCAAAGACGAAGGCTATCCGCAGAAACAAGCGGTAGCCATTGCGTTGAATAAGGCTGGCAAAAAGAAGTACGCGTCGGGCGGCATGGTAAACAGCCGTTTCAGCAAGATTGCCCGTCCCCAAAGGTTCGCTGGGGAGTTTTGATGTGCGTACTTGTGTTCGTCGCATACGGGCACATGTGGGTAAATGGATACGGTAGTTGGTTCTACAAAGCCTGTCAGTACGACTGCGGGTCGAAACGCTTCGGATATTATGATAGAGTGTACCGTGTAAGTCCCGAGTATCCTTGTCCTGTGAGGTTTCGTTTAGATGATTGATCCTATTACCGCCGTCGGTGTCGCCACCTCGGCTTTCAATGCGATTAAAAAAGGCATAGCCGTCGGGCGTGATTTGCAGGATATGGGTGGGCAACTTTCCCAGTGGGGGAAGGCGTTCTCTGATTTTAACTATGCAGAGGAAAAAAGTAAAAACCCTCCTTGGTATTCTTTCAAAGGCTCTGATGAAGAGACTGCCTTACAAATCTTTGCCCATAGAAAAAAGATGGAGGAAATGCGTAAAGACATTAAGGCGTTTATCTCTTGGAACTATGGTCCGTCTGCATGGGAAGAGGTGTTGGCAATTGAAGCCAAGATGCGAAAGCAACGTAAAGAAGAATTGTATCGTAAGGAAGAGTTAAAAAGAAAAATTTTAGAATGGACCGTCGGTATATTAGCCGCAGCGATTGGTATTGCTGTTATGGGTTTCATACTTTGGATGATAGGTAAGGGCCAAGGCCGATGGTAAATGCGACTGGTGCAAGCAGGTAGATTGCGATGGATAGTATACGATGAGCGAGGCAAGATTGTGATTATTACACATCATCGTAGAATAGCGGAATGGGTAATCGAAAGGGGCGGCTGTGGCTGATGGGACACAGGGAATAAGCAGCAATATGCCATTTAACGTGGGCAGCGACATACACGCCCAAACGAGGGCGCGTGAGCGCATAGAGACGCATTTGGTAGAGCAGAGGGTAGAAAAAGAACATAGGAACAACCACGCCCACCTAGAGGCCCTCCAGAAGCAAAGATTGGACTTATTGCAAAGTTATGATAGGTTTGGGTCCAAGACCGAGGGGCCAAAGCCTCAAGGAACTAATGTAAACATAGAGGTGTAACATGGTTCAGTTAACAGCTAATGCTATTGACCAGTTGAAAATACTGCCACGCCTAGCCTTTCTATGTCAGATCATTTTGACTTGGAAGGTTTGTTTGTGGTTCATGACTTTGCCCGATCCCACCACACAACAGAGCGCGTTTGTATCGCTTGTTACTGCAATGCTTTCAGCGTCGTTCGCATTGTGGTTGGGTAAAGAAGCTAAGACAGATAGGAGCGCATAATGTTGCAAGCATTAATAGGGCCTATCGGAAATCTTGCCTCTTCTTGGTTGCAGGGCAAAGCAGATGCAGCCAGCGCAGCAGCCAACCTCAAACTTGTAGAGGCAGAAGCGAAAGCGACCATAATGAAAAGTGCCGCTACGAGTGAGGCTGAGTGGGAACGCCTTATGGCGCAAGGTTCACAAAACTCGTGGAAAGACGAATGGCTAACAATTTTGTTCAGTATTCCATTATGTCTTTCATTTTTGCCATTTGACTGGGCGGACAGAGCCGTAAAAAACGGTTTTGCAGCGTTGGAATCCATGCCTGACTGGTATCAATATACGTTGGGTGTGATCGTTGCCGCTTCGTTTGGTGTTCGATCTGCAACCAAATTCTTCGGTAAAAAATAATGGAGATGTGGCAGTGGATAATGCTGTTTAGCGCAGTAAGCTTGAATACATTGGTAAATTGTTGGCGTTTGTACTTGGAGATGAAAAGATGAGTAAAGCAATGCAAGCCTTGCAGGAACGTTGTGGTGTGACCGCAGATGGAGCTTTTGGCCCCAACACTGCAAGGGCAATTGCAAAACATTACGAGTTATCCCCAGAACGAGCGGCTCACTTACTAGGACAGTCAGCCCATGAAAGTGGGTACTTTAAGCATACAGAAGAAAACCTGAACTATTCAGAGGACGCTTTGAACCGTGTGTTCCGCCGTTACTTTGGAGAAGGTAAAGAGGATGCATCCAAGTATGCTCGAAATCCTCAAAAGATTGCCAACTATGTTTACATGGATAAGCATAGATCAAAGGGTGGTGCACTCGGAAATGTTGAGGAAAATGACGGCTGGGCGTTCCGAGGCCGAGGATTTTTACAATGCACGGGACGTTCAAATTACCGAACATTTGCTTCTGAAATGCGGTTGCCTGATGTAATGAAAGACCCTGATCTTGTTGCCACAGAGTACGCGTTTGAAAGCGCATACTGGTTTTTTAAACGCAATGGTCTTTTTAAGATTGCGGACAAAGGCGTCAACGACGAGGTGATCACAGAGGTAACTCGTAGAGTAAACGGTGGCACTCATGGTCTTGATGATCGATTAGAAAAAACCAAAAAGATATAT